GTGACACATACGCTGCCGCTTCGGTAACGCCGGGCAGTGCAGTAACGGCTGACACATACTATGAGAAGCACTACACAGCTATATTCTCAACACTTGTTATCGGCTCACACGCTTATGCGGTAACCGATGTAACAGGCGGCGGTCTTGAGCATATCATCAAGCAGCTCGGCTACGGCGATGATCCTCTCAATCAGCGTTCAAGCGTAGGTTGGAAGGCAACAAAGACAGCGGAAATCCTGTCAGACGAGTATATGGTAAGAATCGAATCTTGCGTAAAGAGATACTCAAACAAGATCGAAGCAAACTAAATGGAGGTAATCCAGTATGGCAACAAAAGCAGCAGCATCTGAGATAAAGAACGTTGTGCCTGAATACGATCCCGAAGAGATGGTTGACATCAAACTCTTCAAGGATGCAAAAAACTACAAAGACCCGGTCTTTGTAGGAGTAAACGGCAGAACGTATCTTGTTGAACGTGGCGTTACTGTTTCAGTTCCTCGTATGGTAGCAGAGGTAATTGAACGTAGCGAAGCACAGAAGCAGAAGGCAGAAGCGTTTATATCAAACGTGGTATCACGTTCTCAGAGCATATAAGCAAGTCGCAAAACGGCGGTGGCGGTAATTCGCCGCCGCTTATTTTGTTTACAGGAGGAACAATGACAGCAAACGAAGCAATTACAAAAGCTGACACGTTACGTCCGAATCAGATCCCGAAAGCAACAAAAACGGAATGGATTCGTCAGCTTGAACAGACAGTATATAACGAGATATACAAAACACACGATACAACGAATATCGAATTTACGGATATGGATTCAGAAACATTTGCAGACGATAAGCTGTTTGTTCCTGCTCCATATGACGAAATCTATATGCAGTATTTATGCGTTAAGATAGATTATTACAACGCAGAGTACGAACGTTACAACAATGACACAGCAACGTTTACGGCTCTGTACAACAGCTACGCTACACACTATAACAGAGAGCGTATGCCTGCCACAGCAGAGCTTAAATATTAGGAGGGATAACTATGGCAACAGTAAGGAAAAGATTCAACACTAACAGCAGTTCGACCACCAACGGCACAGGCTACAAACCTTCCAATGCGGTCAACGCAGCGAAACAGGCATATACCGTACACAACAGCGAGAAGCCGTCCGCTTACACTGGCAAGTATGATAACCTGATAAACGATAACCTTAACAACATTCTCAATCGTAAGCAGTTCAGCTACGATGCAAACAAGGACACACTGTACAATCAGTACAAGGATATGTACACACGCAACGGTCAGACAGCTATGCAGGACACGATGGGCAATGCGGCTCTGCTGACAGGCGGTTACGGCAACAGCTATGCTACAACGGCAGGACAGCAGGCATATAACAGTTATATGCAACAGCTTAACGATAAGATACCTGAGCTTGAGCAGAGAGCATACGAACGTTATCGTGACGAAACAAACGATCTTTACAATCAGAACAATCTGCTGACAAACCTTGACTCTACAGACTACAGCAGATACCGTGATAAGATGAGTGATTATCTCAATGATAGAGATTTCTATTACAATGCGTATAACAACGAACGTAATTTCGATTACGGAAAGTATAGAGATGATGTCGGAGATGCAAAGGATGACAGAAACTTTAACTATCAGAAGGAACGTGACAGTGTAAGCGATGACCAGTGGCAGAAAACGTTTAACTATAACCAGTACCGTGATAACGTGGGCGATGATCAGTGGCAGAAGCAGTTTGATTATCAGAAACAGAGAGATGCTGTGAGCGATGATCAATGGGAGAAAAATTACGCTATGAACATCTCAAAGGCAATCGGATCAGCACAGAAAGAATCTGAAGATGATACATACTTCGATCCCGACAAAGCGTACAAGTTTCTTACCGACTATGACGATTATTTCAACGTTAAAGATAATCCGTCAGAAGTTGCGGAAGCCTTATTCCAGTCATACGGCGATAAGGACGGCTTTTGGGAATGGGCGGACGAAGCATCGATTGGCGAAGGCTCTCTGACAGATTTGATTTATTCACTGCACCCTGAGCTGATAGACAACTCAACGATCAAAGGCGTTAATTCTTGGGGAACGATAGGTTCGACAGGAATACAGTCAAACGCAAACGCAATTGCTGAAGATAACAAACGATACAGTGATTATAAGAGCCTGTTATCCGATTCAAACAACTGGTCTACATCCCGTCAGCAGTGGTTGGATGATAACAAGAAGGCAAAGAAAGCAAACAGCAAGAAATAAACGGAGGTTTTGAGGATGGACGAAGAAAGACTCAAGCGTATAAGGGCAAACATTGCAAAACACGAAGAACGCAAGAAAACGCAGAATATAATGGGCGATATTGATTCGTCCAAACTTGACCGCAGTAACGCAAGCTACAATAAAAATGATGCTGCTTTCGAAATGGCAAAGCAGCACTATCAGAATAGCTATGTACCGAAGAAAGCACAGGAATACTACAAGGGCGTTGAAAACTACAGAAATTCATATGAGCAGATGGCGAACAAGCCGAGTGCGAACAACTATACTGTAATGACTCCCGAAAACGAATCAGCAAATTTGATTGGTGACGGTATCAACACATACGTTTCTCCGCAGATGCGTGAAAAGGCTCAGAAGCACTATAACGAGGTATTTAACAACGAGAACAAGAAGTATGCCGAACAGTACGCAAGGCTGAACGAAAAGAGCAAGCCTGCGTACAGTTATGCACAAGCAAAGAGCGAAGCAGTAAAGAAAGTCGATAACAGCATCAACGCTTTTTCTTCTCAGTTTAAAGACGAGAACGAATACAACGCTTATGCTGATAATATGGCACGGGCAAAAGAACAGCAGAGGTTACTTAATTATAATGTTGCTGAAGCAAGAAACAAGCTGCTGACAATGAAAGCACTCAACATGAATCCGTCTGTGAAAGTCGAAGATACAGACGAATACAAGCGGATTGAGTCGGATATGAAGAAAGCGGAGTCTGTACAGGAATTTGCTAAGAATATGCAGAACGAAGATTTCCGTAAACAGTATGCCGAATACGAACAGCATCAGAAAGACTATGAGAATAAAAACTGGCTTGGCAAAACGGCTGAACAGGTTGGCAATGCTATAGCTGATGTTCTCTACAGCATCGGTAGCGGTGCATATGGGGTAGCAGAATCGGTCAGCGGCGTTGCTGATTCTGTTCTCGGCAGAAATCCCAATGAAGGGGGAACGCTTTCAAAAAACATTCACGATTTTAATAATTACATTCACAACGAAGCAGAACGCAGACAGCGTTATAGCAGTTACGCAAAGCAGGGACTTACAACAGACCTCTACAACGCAACTAATAACGAAGAATTTAGCGACATCACAAGCAATGTTATCTCAATTACGCTTAACTCTCTTGCTGATGCAGGCGTAAGTATGGCAATGGCGGCACTCACTGGTGGAACATCCCTTACACAAAAAGGTTTACAGTCAACAGTAGGACTTACGAAGACACAGAAAGCAGCTCAGACGGCTTCGAGTATGTTAAAGGGGATGACAAAAAACCTCAACTTCTGGACATCGTTTGCGAGAGAAGGCGGTAGTGCGTACAATGATGCTATCTCTGCAGGAGCATCAAACGAGGAAGCTACAATTGCTATGCTTGCAACAGGCTTACCAAATGCTTATATCGAAGTCGGAGGCGGTGTCGAAAAGTTTAAAGACTTAGCAGGAACAGGCGTTAAGGGATGGCTCAGAGATTTCGCAAAAAGCACAGGCGAAGAGGCGACCGAAGAATTGAAGCAGGGCATTATATCAGAGCTTGTTAAGAAGCTGACATATGCTCCCGAAACAGAGTTATTCTCAACAGCCGATGACGGTAGCGGCATTATCAATCCGATAAGAATGTATCAAGAAGCATTCGGTGGTGCTGTAGGCGGTGCTTTTGGTGGCTCTGTCGGTAAAGCTATAAACGTTGCAAGCTACACTGTAGCAAACAATATGTATAAGTCAGACAGTATGAGAGAGCTTATACAGAGTGGCAAGTATACCGAAATGCTTAAAGCACTTCCCGATTCCGACTTTAAGAACAGCGAGATAAGCAAAACGTTCAGTGCTGAAATGGACGAGAAGCAGACTCTTGCGAAACTCAAAGGCATAAGCAACAGACAGCTTATCAAGCAGTACGATTCTATGGTCGATACGCTCAGTTCTGTGTCAGAAGGCAATGTTGCCAGTCTTGCACTTATAGCGACAGGCGATACAAAAACAGCCACAGAGGTTGCTCCTATTCTCAGAAAGCTGTATGACGGTAAAGCAATAACAGAGGAAGAAGCTAAGATTATCTCACGCAATGAGAACGTTGTTAATATGCTCAGTGAAACCACAGGCTTGGATATGACGAATTCTTCGTGGGAAGATTTTGTTACACTATCGGAACAGGCACAGTTTGAGAATATAACAGGCACAAGTACAGGCAACGCTATTGCTGATGTTGTTCTCGGTAACGCTCAGAGGGCTGAAGCAGGAAGAAACTACATAGCAGAAGAACAGAACAAGTACGCAAACGATCTCTCAGGCACACCTACATTCACGGCACAGATAGGTGATGAGTCTGTTAAGATAACGAGCATAGATCACGTTGAAAACGGCGAAGTGTATGTAAATCTGTCAAACGGCACAACGCAGGAGGCACAGAGTCTTAACACGGATGAAGTTACTACTGCTCTGCTTTCCTATGCATCTGAGTATGATGCAAAAACTGCATCCGCATTTATCGGTGGATACACAGGCAATATCTCCGTTGGTGAGTATGCAAGGAGTTTTGCCGGAGTAAACTCGGCAGCGAAAGCCGGGCTTAGCTATGATAATATTGTAAAAAGTGCTCCGACTATGATAAACAATGTAGGCATCGATACAGCAAAAACACTCACAAAAAGCGGCAACGCAGTTGCTTTAAAACAGGCAACAGCCGATATCGAAAACACGGTATCAGCACAGCAGAGACAGGCAACACGCAACGACAAAACCTCTGTAAAAAACAAGACAGGCGGCACTGTTACAAGAGAACACAGAATACTTGCCCGTACCGTATCAAAGGTGACAGGCTATACCGTTGTGCTTGTAGACAGCACGAACGTCAAAAACGGAAAGACAGTTAACGGCAGAAAGGCTATAGGTGAGTTTAACTCCACAAAGGGCGAAATCGTTCTTGATATAGGCTCTGATGATGTAGTAGCTACTACTCTGCACGAAGTTACCCACTACATAAAACTTAACGCACCGACACAGTATAACGCTTTGCGTGACGCTGTAATTGAATATGCGACAAAGACGGGTAAGATAGAGTATTATCTTGAAAAGTACGCAAATTCATACGGTACAGATAATGTGTATGAGCTTACCGAAGAGATGACAGCAGACGCCGCCGAAGCTCTGCTGACAAAC